GCAGCCATCTGACCGATACCAGTTATACCTTTTGCTGATTGTTTATCAAACTCAGCCATAGATGCATCTATTACATCTTGTTGGTAAGGTGACATAAATTGTTGGTAAGCATTAGGTCCAGACATTGCTCCTTGAGCTCCTAAATAATCTTGCGCACCCATCATGTTAGTAGGCATGCCAGCAAAAGAACCTGTTCCTTGTTGGAAAGCTCCTGCGTTTTGTAAGTATGGTGCGTATGCTCCTATACCTTTTCCTTGTTGAGTTGCTAAATTATAAGCTGAAGTTTGCGCTGCATCTTGACCAGCAACCATTGGTTGAAATTTTGTTGTATCTAATTTTCTTCCTGTTAAACCAGTTAACTGAGTAGCATAATCTTTACCTAAATCTTCTACAAACTGTGGGGGTAAACTTCTAGTTTCTGTGATTGCCATTATATTACTGCTCCTAATCTCTCTGATGTTTTAAACATTTGTTGAGCACCTTTATTTCCTTGGGACTCTTCCGATACTGTACCACCATTTTCTAAATTTTCCATCATATTCTCCATTATTTCTGCGCCTTTGTCAATGTCTCCTTGACCAGCACCTCTTACAGCGTCTGCTGTAAACACAAATTCATTAACACTTAGTCTTGCTGGAACGTCATCTTTTTTTTCATACTCTCCAATAGGTACAAACCCACCTTCAGCTCTATAATCTTTTTCCATACCACCCATGTCTAATAATCCGCCTTCTGCTTTACCAATTCTACCACCCTGTGCATAATTTGGATAAGGTAAGTATTGATTAGTTGGTGGTAAGAAAGCATAGTAATCTTGAATAGCATTAATTCTATCACTGTCTCCTGATGCATAAGCTTCTTTTATTTCAGCTCTTATGTCAGCCGGTAATGCGTCATTACCTTGTGAGTCTTTTAATCTTCCACCTCTGTCACCTATGATACTAGGATCTTGTTTAGCAGGACCCATTAAAGCTGCTCCTCCTAAACCTAATACCCCTGCTCCTAGTAGAGTTGGCATAAATGATCCGCCACCTTTAGTTAGTCCAAATTTTGTTAACAACCCTTCTTTAAAAGGAACACTCCCTTGTCCCACTCTTGAACCTGCTTGACCAAATAAACTACCACGCATTCTTCCAAGGTTAGTCATAAAACCGGAACCACCAAATCCTGTATTACCAAACATTGATTTTCCACCAAGCCCCATACCACCACCCATATAATAAGCTCCTAAACCAGCGATCGCCATCTTACCAACATCACTTTTTAAAACTTTACCTGCTGCATCAGCCACTCCACCTATAGCACTCTTAACACCTTTAACTATCTTACCTAAAAAATATCCTTGTCTCTGATCAACTCTGTTCATGATTCCACCCATAGCTCTTCTTGCTCTAGTGCCCATGATCCCACCTTCAGCTGCCGTGGTTCTGTAACCAGGTGTACCGTAGTTTTCGTAGATAACGTTTTGGTTATCACCCATTCTGTAAGTAAAGTCATTAGTGTAAGGTTCTACAGTGTCTATTACAGGCATTGGTAGTATGTTAGCTTGATCTAATCTACCGCTTCCACCTCCCTCATTTGGATCTGGATTTTCTCTTTTAAATCTATTGGGTTGATAAGTTTCCATTAAATCCTTAATGTTTGTACTTTCCAAACCACTGGTTGTTTTTAAACCTTCTAATTTTTCTATATCTGTTTGTAATTCATCTAATTTATCAGAAGTTATAGGTCCTCCAAAAATATTTCCTAAAATATCTGCAGTTGCAAAACCTGTTTTGGTACTAAAATCAGGTACGGCTCCTTTTGAAAACTTACCATCACTACTATAAAAACCTTTATCAACTAAGTCTTTAACACTTTGAACTTCACTTCTATAATCTTCTATTGGACTAAAATCTGTAACATTTTTAAAATTACCAAATTCATCTTGATAATCTATTATACCTGTATTTCTTTTTTTTCTTTTTGAAGTGATTACACTATTAATATAGTTTAATTTTTTTTGTTTATTACGTTGAGCTATTTTAGTTGCATAACTAATTGGTCTACTACCTAATGGTGGTACTTTACCTATGTCATAAAACTGTTTTTCGTATTTATCTTTTACTCGTTTTGCTTGATCTGGATCAACTGTACCTACAGCTTTATCATTTGGATTAAAATTACCATCACCAGTGCCGCCTTCTGACTTTGTTTTATTAGTTTCTCCAGTGCTTCCTTGATAACCACCTTTACCTCTCATCCCACCTTGATAGCCACTAGTGTTGGTTCCTTTTTTACCATCTTTACCACCACCGGAATAATCACTACCTACAAAACTTGGAATACCATTAACTAAGTGACCTGAACCACCAGCTCTTTTAAGCGCGGCTGCTTCTTCTTTATTTATGTAAGCTAAAAATTCTCCTTTAGGAGCTTTCTTTTTTAAATCTTTAACAGTCATTATAGACATGACTATCTACCTCTGTTGTATAGACCCATCAGACCACCGTTAGCAGCCATCTGAACTTGTTCTCTCATATCAACATCAGCTATACCACCGCCAGGCATTTGTTCTTGCATGTTAACATTTTCAGTCATGCTCATTTCTGGTGATTGTGATTTAATTCCTGATTGATCTTGTTGCATCTGTTGAATAATTTGTTTCCAGATACCGCTTTGAAAAAAAGCATCAAAGCTACCAAATTGTTGCTTTTGTTCTGGTTCCATTTGTTCCCAGATTGAAGCTGCTACTTGTTTGCCTTGCATGTCTTCTTCACCACCCATTTGAACATCACCTTGTTTGTAGTTGATGTCTGGTGCTCCAGCGTCTATTGATTGATTCATTGTTGGTCCGCCAAATTTATCGTATTCCATAATATTTTTCTCCTGAGTTTGTTAGTTTACTTTGTTTTTCCTGTTAAATCAAGAGCTGGCATTATAACAGTTACGTCTCTTTGAATGTCTTCTTCAGGTATTCCAGATGCTTTTAAAGCTTCTTCTGTCTCGTAAACCTCTCCTGTTTTCTTGTTCTTAATAGTAGTTATTATCTTTTCTGGTGTTAGTTCTATCATTATGTTGTTACCTCTTTTTTAATGTTTAGATAACTGATAGCTACATCAAAAGAATCTGTTGTGCTTGATTGTACTGTAAAAGATGTACCACCTTCAATTATCAATGGTTGAGTTAATAATTCTGTTGTAACATTAGCCGTAAGTGCTGCAGATTTAATAGCTGTAATACTATTGTTTGTTACAGTTACACTTGGTGTACCAGCTGATGTAACAAGTATTGATTTAACAACGATAGTCTCATTGACTGCAGGAATACTAGCACCTAATGGTGTTAGTGCACTACCACTTGTATTATTATCTATACCTTTAAATTTATATTGGTTTACTACTGCCATTAATCTAAAAAGAAACTTCTAGCTTCTATCTCCTGTTTTAATTCTTCTTGAAATGTAGTGTTAAGTTTCTCCAACACCGCATCTAAATCTCTTACTAAAGATTGTGCCACATCTTCTTCATATTCTGAGCTTGCTCTAGTTAATGATTGTACTATCTTAGCCATTATAAACTTGCAATGCCTCCTCTACCATAGCCTTGTCTTCCTGTACCATCTTGTTCAAAACTACCAGTATCAACTTTTCCACTTGAACCGTAATTGTTACTACCACCATCATTATCTCCAGGGCTAGGTGTATATACTGGTGTTTTCTGTTTTATTGTTTCCATAAATTCATCTGTTTTATCAAAATCATCAGTTATTTGATCTTGTATTTCTCGATCTAATTTTTCTAATCTTTCTTTAGACATTGTGTCTGCGTACTTATCTCTATATTTTTGTAATTGTTTTCCATAATCATTAGTTCCAAACATAGATACAACGTTTTGTCCACTTAACACAGACTCAGGTCCATACTGCATTAAACCACTACTAGGATTTCTTCCTATATAACCTTTACCTGAAGCATAATCTATTTGACCTTGAAGTTCAGGGTTATAATTATAAGAACCTTCTCTTAATGGATTTGTTAAATAACCTATACCTAAAGCTCCACCTAATAAAAGTCCTGGTCCTAACATACCACTCATTTTTCCACCACTCATTATACCTTTCATACCTTGATTAAGTCCTGCTCTTTTAAACATGCTTCCTAAATCTAAAGTATTACCACCTAGGCTGATTGCATACTTAGGATTTCCTTGTTGTTTATCTATTCCTAAAAGTTGTACAGCTTTGTCCATGCCATACTTCATAGCTAACGATTGTAATAAAGCTTCCATTATCGTCTTCCTCCAGTTTGTATATCTAACCTAAAAGTACCTAGTTTCCAACTAGTATCTACGGCCGTGTTAGATATTGTAAGAGCTATAGCTCTACCTCTAGCACGTGTGTCTACTTTATCGGTTGTAGAAGACACTGTAAAAGGACCTAATGATGAGCTTGCTGCAGCGTCATTAGGATAATTTCTTAAATCTAATTGTATAATAGCATTTCCTTGTTGTGCTATAAAATCTGGTATAATTCTACTAACTCTCATGATGTTTTCACCATCACCTCTAAGGTCACCTAAATTTGTTGCAGCACCTCTTACAACTTTTTGTGTAATATCATAGTCACCAGAAGTAATATCAGCTGGAATAGCTGTGATAACATTTAATCTTATTTGATTAACTCCAGTTTCGTGTTCATAGTAATAACTAATTCCATCTGTATTACCTTCAACATCAAAAGATGTATCCGTACCTGCATCGTATTGTGTTGCGTGTGGTAAACCAAATACTGCAGAATCTTGCCAGGTTGTTCTAGTAAATAAAGAACTGTCATTAGTAAACCATATAGGACGTTTAGCTGTTGAATCTAAATAACTATAAGTAACTGACCTAGTGTTAACGTTTGAACCTGCTGTAGGGTAGAACCAAGTAATTTCTCCAAACAAGTTATTAATACCACAATAAATAAATTGATTAGATGTTGTGTTAAGATCATCATAAACATAATCCTCAACCAAGCAATCCATAGATTCTAGTTTACCCGTGTATCTAAAAAAACCATTATCAGACATCCAGTAAGCAGCACCGTCAACTTCAACGGCTGCATTCTTACCAATTAATCCACAGTTTGTACCAACTTGTTCAAAGGCAAACGTAAAAGGAGTTCCAACAAAACGCATAGTAAATAAAGCTGTATCAGTCCAAATATATATTGCATTTCTACCAAGTGTTGCACCAATGATCCGTGATCCGGCGGCCAGTCTTTGTGTACCAGCACTATTTTCAGCTGTAGGTGTGTAGTCATTAATATTTTCTTGAGAAGAAAATCTTATAAACATATCATCTTGTGTAGTCTTATTACCTATAGTTGTTTCAGTTCCAAAAAATACTAAGTGACGATCGGGAGTAGATACTAACATATCTCTAGACGCGGTTGGTGCACCCGATATAATTGTAGCTCTGGTTCCTGTGGCGTTAGTTAAATTAGAATCCCATTCAAAACATTCACCATTAAAAATTAAAGCAATCAATGTACTACCTAAATTGTCCAAGGACCATAGTCCAGGTTCAGCTACAGTATCTGTGTCAGCTGATGATTGACCCCAACCAGAAAAATTACTATAGTTTGTAACTGTAGCTCCTGTGTTGTGAAGAGCATTAGCTGTCCCCCTAACGTTTCTAGTTATTCCGGTTAAAGTATTTGTTCCTGTATTTACTCCTGTGTAAGAAATTTCTTCTGTGCCTACTTGTATAAAATTAGTTCCTGTTGTTGGAAAATTTGATACAGATGTTAAAACAATACTAGTTCCAGTTCCACCTGTTCCTGCTGAGTTAGCAGACAACGCTCCATTCAATGTAGTTGTTTGTGGATTAGTTACTGTTCCACCAAATTGTGATATACCCCATCCAAAAACACCGACCTGTTCTGCTGGACCTACGTGATAATATTGAAAAAAAGTAATACCCCCAGAAGTAGTAGCACCAGATCCGGTTTCATTGCTAGGCATTGTAATAGTAATAGTTGTTGAATTTGGTACACTTGTTATCATAAATTTTTTATCAACAAAATCTGCTGCACCAAAATTAGAATTAGTGATTGCACTAAATGTAGATGCTTCACCAAATAAAATTATATCTCCTTCTTGAAAACTATGACTACTTCCAAAAGTTATAGTTACGGTCGGTGATCCATTAGTCGTGCTAAATGCACTTGTAATAGCTGTGCCTAATGGATTAACTAAAGGGTGAATATCATAATACACCTGTCCTGAATAAACATATAATATTCTATTTGTTCCAATAACAGCATATTTAATACCTTGTTTATTTACCATGTGGTGTAAACCTCGAGCAGCACCAGTAAGTTTTGACTCACCTAATTGATTCCAACCCCCTATCTTCTCCGGTGTACCATATCTAAAACGTACATTCGTGCCGCCTGTCCATTGAGACTCTGCACCTGTAGATGTAACTTGTTTATTAAAACCTGGTAAAAATCCTAATTTTTGTAGCATATATAATCCTTATAAAGAAGGCAGTAGGTGTGGTGGATTACTGCCCTCATTATAGGGATATATCATCGTTTAAACCAAGATGGAAGACCTAAATGTGGTCGCCTGTCAAACATATTATCTTTAGACCCTGGAGTTTTTCTATTGTTATAGTGAAGAAATACTTGAGCACAATCTTTACCTTTAAACGCTTCTCTCCAGTGTTCTAATTCACAACCAGAATATACCAACATATCTCCTGGTTTTAAATTTATTTTAATTCCTTTTTTATTTATTTCTCCTGAGGGTTCTAAATAAATAGTCCAATCATCTCCACCTAAATTCATAGTAGTAGAAATCTCACAACTAAATCTATCTTTGTGTCTTTTAAGGATATCACCTTTTTTATAAATTCTTGCATAAGTATAAGATGGATATAGTTTTAATCCTGTAGTCTTTTCCATAATAGGTTGACACTTCAACATTAAAGTTTCCATCGCTATATCAGAGTAACTCGAGTAAGTATGTGGAATCTGTTCGTCTGCTCCTTCATAATAACCAAGTAGTGTTTCATAAGGTGAAATGTATTTAGCATTGCGGCAAGTATCTAATACTTGTCTTTTTATATGAAAATAATTGTATAGGAATAAAGCTAAATCTTTATCAATAGCTTGTTTTATAATTACGTATTTA